TCAGCTTCTTTTTTCTCTTCAATATCTTTTTTAGCTGAGCGAAAAGCTTCCATAGCGTCTTCCATTTCTTTAAGCTGCATTTCATATTCTTTTAAAGCTTCAGTAGCATGACGATTGGCCTCAGATTTGTTTTTATAAACACCTTTAGTTTCATCCATTTTTATTTCGTCAAATACTGTAGCTTCGTAAACCATACCTTCTTTGGTTACACCTTTACTAGGTTTTTTAACTACAAAGAATTTACCTACTTCATCTACTACAGATGGTGATACTTCTTTAATTGGGTTTTTAACCTCGGTTTTTTCTACTTCGTTTAATAATTCAGTTAATTTCATGATTGTAAGAATTGTGTTATTTTAGATTGAGCTTCTTCAGGTGAAACAATATGTTGTAAATGTTGTTCTACCTTTCCTTTAGACATTAAATCTTTAATGTCATCATTTGTTTTTTGTAATTGTTTTTCTGCTGATTTTTGTTGAGCAGGAGTTTTTGGTTTTGTATCTTTTGGAGCAAAAGGTTCAAGATATGTTTTTATAATATCATCTAAACTTTTAGCATCAGCTAATTCTTTATCTTTAGTTGTTGCTATAAAATTACTTCCAAATAAATTAAGATAAGGAATAAAATTTTTAGTCACATTAGCCCAGGTTTGCATTACAATTCCAGGCATTAAACTACGGTCTTCACCTTTAGAACGTTCAAATCTATCTTCGTTTTTGCGCAATGATTTCTCTAATGAAGAATAAACATAAACCATTAAAACTTCATAACCTGCATTTTCAAGAGTATTTTTTAAATCCTCTGTTTTCTTATATGATGCGGCTGTGCCGTCAATTACAATATGATTATTTTGTTGAATTTCTTGATTAAGTTCGTCCTGATAGGTTTTTTGGGCTTTTTGCATAGCAACAGCTGCTTTACTTCTATCTTCAGGACCTGCTTTTTTTAAATCAAGTGAAACTTCTAAATCTTTAAGATTTTGAATGAAATGATCATCAATATTTAATGTTTTAATTCCTGCATCAGAAATTAGATCACCAACAATTGAGGATTTACCCGCGCCTGGGGCTCCAGCCAAAATGATAGCTTTCGGTGAAGAGCTCACCTCTTTAAGTAGGGTAACTAAAGAAATCATTAACGCGCGTTTTGAATATAAATATTACGTCTTTTATTCCTCAATAAAAGGCATAGTAACTACGTGATCAGCATTGATATATTCTACTTTCCCAGCACAACCATTATATTTAGGCCATTCTGGGTTTGGGAGGACTTCAAAGTAGCATTTATCATCATGGATATAAATGAGTTTACCTAAATAAGTAGGTAATAGACATGTACGAACAGTACGTCCTATTAATTTATTTAAATTATTATGAAGTTTATGACGCACAGTAACTTTGTGACGTCCCATATACATGTATTCGTAATCAGCCATTATTTTTCTTTTTTAGATAATAGTTAAAAGTACGATTAAATGTCCAAAACTTTTCACGTTGTTTATTCGTGCCAGTATTATAAAATGATGATTTTTGTTCTTTGAACTCGTTTACTAAAGCTTCAACGACTTGTTCTTTTGTATTAAATTGCATAACTTTTATTTTTAATAACCCATTTCCATTTGTAAATCACGTTTCTCTTTTTCTACCTCAGAGTATACGTTAAGATTTAAATAAGTATTATTCCATGTATTATGGAACAAATATGCTTCAGCCATTTTAGGCATAAGTTGCATACACATATCACGTTCTTCTTGGTTCAACACTTCTTTGTTGTACATCAACTCTTGAGCTGCTTGGAAATCATAATTTTCTAACATAACCTTTATTTTTATCAATCTTACCTTGTAAATGTACGAAGGGGCTTTCGCCCCTCCAAAATTTTCATATGACGCTTTCAATCTTTTCTTTTAACTTGTGTCTTGAATTCAGTAAATACAGGTGCTTCGTTTGGATTTTCTAAATCAAATAAACGTTTTACTGTTTTAAAAATTTCAATATTTTCTTCTTGTGTACGAGATGGTAAAATCATTTCCCATCCTTTACCTTGCATTTTATCTTTTGAACCTTTACGTTTGGAAGATTTTAACCACAAGATACCTGTTTTATCAGGTTTAACACCAAAACATTCCTCGTAACAATGAGCATAAACTGCTGCTTGCAATTCATAAGTAGTTTGAATATGATTAGAGGTTTTATGGTCAATAATCCATAAAGAATTATCAATTCTACAAACTAAATCTGTTGTTCCTGCTACTTTAAGTGTATCTGAGTAAAGATGGATTTCTTGGTCAATTAATTCAGGTTTATGGGTTTCCCAGAAATCAACAAAACGTAAAAACATTTGCCAAATATTTGGGTCATATTGAGGATTACCAAATTGATTTAGAAAGTTCATTTCTTTACCTTCTAAATACTCTTCAATCATTTCATGTACTTTAGTTCCATCCTCAGCTGCTTTTTTTACAATGTAATCTGCTGATCGACCCATATTTTTAAGCCATTCTTCAAAGTGTTTACCTTTTGGATAAGAACCTAAAACGTGAGTAATTGATGGATAATATTCTCCATTTCGTCTGTAGTATCTGGAATCTGGAAGAGTGATTTGTTTTGCATCTTCTGAGATTTCAAGGATACGATTGTTGACTACTTTTACATTTCTTTTTTTCATAAGAATAATTTTTTCTCAAGTAAACCTGAGAAGGTTAAGGGGTAAGTTTCTTGTATAAGTTTTGTAAAATTATTAAATCCCATTTCACTTGGGTCTTTATCTTGCATATCAACTAGATATACTTCTTTTCCTTCCTGCATTAATTTTTCACAGAAATCTAAAGCTTGTTTTTGAGCATCTTTATCAAGTGCAATATAAATTTTTTCAACCGAAGACATTACTATCTTCTTCATTAATTTTGTTTGTATATTTTTGCCTAGTAGCGGTATAACATTTCTTTTAATGGAGATGGCGTCAAATGGTCCTTCGCACAATATAAGCGGTAATTCCCAATTTATAAACAACTCAAATGGTATTATATCACGCGATACAGATGGATTTCTATATTTTACTGAGGGTTCTTTTTCAAATGAACGACCTGTAAAATAGTTTATATTTCCTCGTTCATCAAATGAAGGAATAATAACCATGTTAGCATATCTTCCTGTTTCACAATATCCAATACCGTACTTTAAAATGTCTTCTTCGGTAATACCTCTAGATTTAATATAGGCAAGAGCATGTCTTCCCATAATATTAGATTTCTGGATATTGGTAAGGGGTTTAAATTCTTTAGGGAGAGTGACTTTGGTTTCTACTTGAATATCTGTTTCAGGTCCAACATATTTTACAATAGCTTTTAGTTCAGCCATTGTTTCAGGTGGTACTTCTACTGCTTTAAATAATTGATAAAGTTTTTTACCTTTTTTATCACAAACCCAACAGTGCCAAGGATTTTCACCTTTAGAATTTTCAGACATATTAACCTCTAATTTTGGTTTGTGGTGTTTACATAACGGGCAATGGTAAGCATAATTACCACGAGCCGTTTGTTTACCAAAACCAAGCACAGAATTAGTCAGTGCAACTAAAGATTGATTTATCATAACGATAATGTACTAATCTTCGTTTGCTACTCCAAAGTCACGTGTAAAAAATTTTCCTAGGATATTGTCGTTAAAATATGTTTCGGGATATTCTAAAACTCCCATCATAAAAAGATACTTACATTCGTAATAAGTTAATAATTTTTTATTATTAACTACTTTAAGAATTTCTCGTTTAAATTCGTCTTGTTTACCTTCTTTAAGAAGTGCTTGAACAGGTTTAGCAGAACCAAAATATGTTTTCCAATCGCTTTCTTTTGAAACTATTTTTGAGGCAGGTTTGCGACCAGGTCCGGTTTGCTCCGCTAATTCTTTTTTGGTTAATTTGCGCTTTATATTGTGATATAACGCTTTTTTTCCAATATATGCACGATTACTCGGAATGTGAGTAGTCACATATATAAAACCAAAACTATCTTGAGGTAATTCTTCTATTGAGGTAACCTCTTTACCTTCATATAACCAATTTTTCATAAAATTTTTAAATATTAAACTTGTAAATAACCTGTGTAGACTACACTTCCTGGGTAAGTTCCTGAAACCTCATCAAAAATTATTTCTTTATTTACATTATCCCATGTAACTTTAATAGAAGGAGCAGGATCATCAGTAGGATTAGCTGTTATAAATAAATCAGTGCCTATTCCATTAGGAATTGGAAGAGCGGGAAAATTTGCTACCCAGTCAACAGATGCCGAAGTTACACCAACTGAGGAGAAAGTAGCATATCCAACAATAGCATACATATCTCTTAAAGATCCTCCTTGAGGAGTTACTTTTACAAAATCTGAGGTTGAAGTATTTGCAGCATAAGATGCTGTAATAGCAAAAGAAGAAGTTGTTGCACGAGAAGCTGTAACTGTAAGGTTATTAGTAGCAGCATTATATTCTAAAAGAGAAGCTACTTTAGGAGAACGAATACCCGCTTGATCAACAAATGTTAAATAATGTGTACCACCACCTGTAACAGCTGTGGTAATTGCTGAAGCTGTACTTGCAAAACTTGCGGATACTACACTACCAAGTAATAATGATGCTGTTGCAGCATATGATGCTGAGGTTGCTGAACCTGTTATGCTTCCACTAATGGAAACATTATATGTTCCTGTTATACCTCCACCAGGTGTTAATGCATCGTATAATTGTAATAAATCATTTGGTTCAATTGTATTACCATTTGATATATTTGATGAATTTAAAGTTGCCATAATATTATCTATCTATGTTTATAAGTATTGTAGTATCTGTTGTAGGTGAAATAGGAAGTGGTTGAGATAATTTTCCAACTGCTAATAGATTTTGATATTCATCATATAATCCTATAGTTGTAATATAAGGACTAAAAGAAGAACCTGTTATATTACTATTTAAAAATTGTCCTGGGGTGTAAAATGTTCCTATTGAACTTGTAACAGCCGTACTTCCTGAAGTTGAAGATGGATTTAATGTAAAATTATATTCATTATCTCTTATAGTACATTGATATTGAGTTTCATATATTGTAAGAGAAGAAGAAAATGAACAAGTTACATTTGATCCTGTAATAAAACCATCAATAATAGCACTATCACCAACTCCATAAACTCCCGAACCATATAATGCTACTCCATAACCATCTGCTCCTGGATTAGAGTCACTTGTAATTACAGCTAAACCTTGAGGATAAAATATTTGTCCACAAATTTCACCTGAGGATGAATAAATTAAATTACCTTCACCATCATCATATATAGAACCACTTACACCTGACCAGGTGAAAGAATTAGGTAATATATAATTTCCATATAAACGAGAAGGAATAGATAATACTCCTATAACATCATTAGCCCCTGTTGGAAAATATTTTTCAAATGTTAATGTAGTTTGATTATAATTAAAATATCTCCCGGATGAATCTGCTGAACCTGTAAGTGCATTTCCCGCAGGATCATTTCCCGGAACTAAGCTTGCAGTATTTGCTGGGCTACCGTAACTAGAGCTTAAATAATTTGAATAGTATAATTCTTTGATTGAATTATAAACTAATCTTTGATATTGGGGAAAAACTATACCTGTTAAAGGATCAGTATTAGGATCAAATAAAGTTCCAGTAATATTAGTTCCTAAATACCTATCAATACCAACATCTGATCCTGTTAATTCATTTCCTTTGTAGGAAAATCCTTTACTAACCTCAAACGGGGTTATTATAATATCCGATGCTAAGAATTGTTTGTAGGCCCCCATTCATTTTAAAAATCTAGCTTAACGCGGATTAATGCTTCTGTTGTAAAATCTTTTGGTAAAGGTCTTGACAATTTAGCAACTGCTAATAATTGGTTTGTATCATTATATAAACCTACTGTTGTAATGTATGTTTGTGGATTATTAATAAATGATGGAAAAAATACTTCACCAGTAGATCCTGAAATAAATGATGGGTTTTCTGAGTAGTTATATTCTACACTTTTAGGTCTTACAAAAATAAAATCTGAAGTGATAGATTCTTGAGCATTAATGTAAAAATCATTACTTGAACCTCCTGTTAATGCTTGAACTAAGGAATTATATAATGAAGCATTAGGACTTAAATTAGGAGCAGCTGATGCTGATGCGGAACCACTGTATGTAAAGGCAATACCTCCACTAACTGCTGGTGCACCTAATGCTTTAGGATTTAATAAAATTGTTCCAATATCCGGTAACAACCAACCATAAGAACCTGAATTAGCTGAATATCCATCAGCTGTATTTCTTGAAGTAATTGTTGCTCTTGTACCTGTTGATCCAGTAATTAATTGAAAAACTCTTCCGGCTTCGGTAAATTGAACAGAAGATACATAAGCACTATTATCTGTTAAAGTAATTGATCCTCCTGAAGCTGAAAGGGTTAATGAAAGTGATCCTAAAAATAATGAATCTTTATATCTAGCTCTTTCAAAAGTTAAAGCATAAAACTCAGATGAAGTAATAGCACCAAAAATAAAATCAGAATTTTCATCTCCTAGTACTAAATCTTGCCATTGACCATAAATGGTACTTGTTGGAGAATATCCATTTACTGATGAGTTATAATTTAAACTACCACTACCAACTGAATTAGCATAAGCTTTAGCAAATTGAACTGATTCAGTTGTTGCTGAATTATATACGTTTATATAAAAATTACCTGTGGAACCAGCAACTTGTGCTGAGGAAGTAAAAGCTGATGTTAATGCAGGAGCGTTATTTGAAAATAAGGTTGATGAAATAGCATCAGTGCTTATTACAAAATCGGTTGGCTCTAATCTTGTGAATGACATGTTTTATATTTTAAGATACTTTAGTTACTGTTACTGGGATTGTTAATCTGGCACCTGAGTCTCTACCTTCTACAGTTAACGTAGCTTGTAATTGGGTATTATTTCCAAATAATGTATTAACAGTTGTTGCTTTAATATTAATTGTTGTACCAACAACAGTTTTAGATACTGAGGTACCTAGAGTTGTAGTAGTGTTC